TACGCCTTGCATACGTTGATCACGCATTTCTTTCATTGCATTAAACATTGCCATCGGGAAAGTCATGCCGCTTTCTTGAAGCTCTTTAACTTTGTTTTCCAGCCACTCTTTTTGTTCAGGCGTATGTTCTGGTATCCATGACTTCGGCTTTCCTTTTGATGTTGCAATCATCTTTGGTGGCACATACCACTCTTGCGCCCGACCTTGTAATTGAGCTTTTGCTAAATATGTTTCGTATATTGATTTGAATTGCTTGAATGCTTCTTTCATGCTCCCCTGCTCAACAAGCCAATACACAGAATCCCAAGCCTTTTTTGTCAAAACTGTGATCTTGTCTTTCTGCTTCAGGAACTCTGCCAGCTCCATTCGAGATAATTCAGCGATACGCTCTGAACTCATATTTGAATAATCACAAGCTCGTTGCCATGCTTCCTGCACGGTCCACCAACTACCAGCAACACACCATGATTTAAAATCCGAAAGTGTTGGGCAGAAATCACCAGATCCAGCTTTTGCATTTAGATGTGCCATACCTTTGTGAAACTGCTCATCGGTTAACATGTCTAATGCACCACCGATAATTGAGAGAATTCGACTCAGGTCGGTCATGCCGTTAAATTGACTAATAAACTTGTGTCCATACATCACCTGCATGATGTCGTAGTACTCACGAGCCTTGTCTAAGGCGATTCCACTATGCATGACCCACCCCCTCAATCAGTAACGACTTTTTTGGCTCACCTACATCAATAAAGCCCCCTTGCTGTCTATCCATTTGCATTCGTTGTTCAGCAAGAATTTGAGCTGTGGTTTTGGTGATTGGTTGCTGCTTAGCTATTCGGTTTTGATACCAGTCAGCTCTAAATGACCCCCACTCTTGTTTTGCAGCAAACTCGATTGCTTGCACAAAATTAAGATTCACAGCCTCAGCCTGAAGTTTGATTTCTTCGATAGCCAGTTCTGTGAATTCAGAGCCTTTGCGTTTTTCAATTACGGCTTCTGCAAATTTTTCACCTACACCCATTTCAACAAGAGCGTTAATAGCTTTCTGTTTTTTAGTGATGCGTTTCGGCTTCGGATTTTTTGCAGATTCATCTGCCGTAATATTTATATTGGTTACTGGTTCTTGGTTATTGGTTCTTTGTTTATTGTTAGCATTGCGTTCGCATTCATCTCGCAATGCGTTCGCATCTGATTTGAACTCTGGGTTTTCTTTAGGTAAGTCTTTGCTTTTGTTACGATGTTTCTCCCAACGCGCATCAGCAGAAGCTTTCGCCTTTTCAGATTTGCTGTGATATGCAGCAAGTTCACGTGCAATACGGTCACACACATACCCTTGTGGGGTAAGTTCGAAGAAATAATGCAATACGACCTTTATGCTTTCGGTATGCGAACGCATGCGAATCAACATTGCAATTTCACTCACATCTTCAGGTAATGGGAGTTCAGTTAAATAGCAATGATCAAGCATTCTCCGATAAGCCAAATCTTCCATCGGCTCAAGAAAGGCTGTCTTGCTCATATAGTCTTTCGGATTAAAAGAGTAGTAATGCATCGCCTATACCCCCGCCTTTAAATACGTACCAATACGCTCACCCTCACGCTTTAGGTCATCCAGCATGTCTTCCATGCCAAAAATGTTGATGCGCTCAATGAGGTGGCGAATTGTTGCTGCATCGAGTGTTGTTAATCCTTGCGGCACATGCCTAAATGCTAGCGCATTTGATATGTCGGTCAGCTCCCTCTGATTGGCCTCCTTGATGAAATCAAGTACATCGCCAACATCAATATCGACATCAACATCCACGTCAACACAGACACTTTTTTCAACTGAAATGGTTGTCATGCCGCCACCCCTTTAAACCTGTTCACTAATCCAGTGATGCGAGTTAAACCAAATGCAGTGATACGCATATGCAGATGCACGCGCTCCTCACCAGTGTTTTTGTTGGTGATAACTGGCGATGGTCGATTAATGAAAATGCCTGCTGTGGTTTTTTCAGCGTATGGTTGCAAACGCCCATCGCTTTCACGGAATACCCATTTTTTATCGAGCAGCATTTGCACTAATTTGCGCTCACCAATACCAATGGTTTTTGCACACTCGCGAATGGTGTAAGTGCCTTCTGTGTTGGCAATAGTGTCTAAGGCTTGGGCTTTGGGTGCTGTGATAGCCAATTCACCACGCAGGGCAATATTTTCCTGCTCAGCATCTAATGCGAGTTGGATTAACTCCATGCGAGACAATTCTTTAGGTTTAGCTGCCTGTTGCTCCAACTCAGCCCAGCGACGATTGATCTTGATGCGCAGCTCAGCGTTATAGCCTGTCACCAAGTCAATGCATTGCTCTTTAGTGAGTAAAAACTCTCGATGTTGTTGCGAGCCTGTGTTTGGATGGGTGTAATACCCCTCTCCAATTTTGGATAAGCCCATTTTTTCATAGGTTACATTGAGTGCTTCGACATCACGGCAAACATGACCGTGTTGTTTTCCGCTAAGTTCAGCAATCTCTCGACTACTCATAGTTTTTTGGTTTTCACCAAATTGTGCTAACATATTCATTGTTCTTTATCTCCAAAGTTATTGAACGTCAGGCTCAGTAGTTCGCGCTACTGGGCTTTCTTTTTGGTGTACCAAAGTGCCCGAAGTACACTTTGACCGATTACGCGCTCTTGCCATACGCTCATACTTAGCATCTTCAGCTAGTAGAGCTTTCGCTATGACTTCACGCATCCAGCTACACGTATCTTGCTCGTTGGTTTCACTGGCAACAGCGATTGCATCAAGCATTTCATGTGTAAGTTTGATAGTTTTTGGAACGGTATATTTGCCGCCCAAGTACCCTTTTTCGATTGCTTCTTTCAAATCATCGACCCCCATTCTTCTTCTACCTATGCATTTTCGGTTTTGCGTTTTAAGGGTTGCTTGCCCTCTACTAAATCTCGAATCTGATATTCACGAGCTAATGGAATTCTTTTTTCTGACCATTGATAGACAGCAGAAGGCTCTATTCCTAGAAGACCCGCCAACCCAACGCCATTAACCCCAAGTAGCTTAAAAGCCTCTTGTTTGGTCATAACTACCACCCTAAAAATAAGATTTCTTAGTATTTAATCAAAGAAAACTTATAAAAGCAATATGTAAGATAACTTATATGGATAATCTAACTATTGGTCAGCGCATACGTGCGCTTCGACGCTCGAAAAAATTAACTCAAGTGCAGTTAGCTAAGATTGCAGGCGTAAGCTCGCCTGCTGTAACGGAGTGGGAAAAGGATAGTTACCACCCTAAAGCTGCATCACTAGAAGCTATGGCTAATGAGTTTGGTGTAACCGTGGAATATATCCTTACAGGGAAAGGTCACACACAAAACAAGCAGCCCGACATTGTCCCTGTAGCACCTAAAATGGCTCCTGTTTTGTCTTGGGTTCAAGCTGGTGTGTTTACCAATGTTCAAGCTGTAGACATGGCTCAAGTCGAAGAGTGGCTACCCTTACCCGATGACTGTGAGGATTGCTTCTACTTAAAAGTTCAAGGCATGAGCAATCACCCTACCTTTCAGGAAGGCGATTACATTCTTGTAGATCCATTGGTTCAGTATTCGGATATGCAGTCTGGTGATGTGATTGTGGTTAGAAAGCATGATGATGCGACTTTTAAAAAATTGGTCATTGAAACTGATGGAACCAAGTACTTACAAGCATTAAATCCAGACTTTAAACCAAACATTATCCCTCTTGATGAAGACTGCTTGTTCGTTGGTGAAGTTATTGATTCTGTTAGATATGTATATCGATCAAAACGTAGAAATAAATTAAGAAGCGGTCAATAAGCTGCAAACCCGACGCAGCTCCTTAGAACAGATCGGGTGGAGGAAAAATGAAAGCTATACTTATCAGTGAAAAATATAATTTTACTCAAGAGCGATTTGAAGAGATTACAAAATCAGACTCTATGGGTGGTTACGAGTTTCTTGCAACGAATGTGATTCTTTTCGATTTGTCGATCGCATCTCATCTTCTAGCAAATACACAAAGTTTCTTAAGCGATCTAGAGCACTCTTACCATGTAGTATACCTTCGAGACGAACCTGTAGTGTTCCAGCATCCAGATCGGGTAGTTTCAACTTTTGGTGCGCTCGCGGGGTAGTCACTAAATCAAAAAGCTTATTAACTGCGACCTCAATTTCATCTGGATTCGTTACGCCAGCATCGATAAGCTTGCAAACGATTTGATGTCGCCATTCCCGAGCGATAGGCTCCGAGCTACCATCTAATTGAGATGCTAAATTCTCTAATAATCCCATAACAAACTCCAAACAACCCATCCCTGTGATGGGTTTTCTTTTGTCTA